GAGCGGTTGGAGCGGGAATACAAAAAAGCGTGCGACACGCCTTCCTACGAAAACACATTCCGCCGACTCCACCTAAACCAATGGACCTCCCAAGAATCCCGCTGGCTGCAGATGGAGAAGTGGCGTGCCTGCAAATGGACCGACCTGCCGCTCGACCCAGCCTTGCCGACGTTCGGAGGCCTCGACCTGTCGTCTAACGTCGATGTTACGGCTTGGGTGCTCGCTCAGCGAGTCGACAACGGTTGGCGGGTCCGCTGCCACTACTTCATCCCAGAGGGCCGGATGCGAGAGGCAGAGAAGCGGGACCGAGTGCCGTACTCGGCTTGGGTGAAAAAAGGGTTGGTGACCGCGACGCCTGGCGATGCGATCGACTACGACGACATTCACGCACGGATATTGGATGACGCGGATGGACTGCAGTTGGAGGCCGTGGGCTATGACCCTTGGAATGCTGAAGCAACGCGCATCTATCTCGAAAATCATGGCGTCACAATGGTTAAGCTGCGGCAGGGTTACCAGTCGCTATCCGGCCCGTGCAAAGAACTTGAGCGTGCGACCATCGAAGGCGTTCTCGACCACGGCAACGACCCGGTCCTGGCCTGGATGGCGGAAAACGTGCAGGTCAAGACGGATGAGAACGGTAACATCCGGCCCGTAAAGCCGGACCATGCCGGGAGCGCGAAACGGATCGACGGTATTGTCGCCGCGGTGATGGCGATTGGGGTGGGGATGATTACGGAACCTGTGCAAGAAGCGGGGATCTGCATACTGTGAATGAATTCATTACTCAGATCGACGCCGGCATGGGCTTCACTGGCGATGTTCAGGCGAGCACGTTGGCCCACCCTGAAGAGTGGTTCTTCGAGGCGTTAACTTGGGGGCGGTCTGACTCAGGAGAGACTGTCAATCCGACCACGGCGCTCACGCACGGGCCTGTGTGGCAGGCGGTCAATATTCTCACCGGCGACGTTGGGCAACTGCCGCTGCACGTCTATCGCAAGAGCGGCAAGAACCGCGAGCGGGACGACCAGCATCCTGTCGACCGACTGCTAACCCAAGACCCGAATCCGTATCAGACGCCGGCCATCTGGAAAGAAACCATGATGGCTTGGGCGTTGCTGTGGGGCAATGGCTGCAGCTACATCATCCGCGACATTGGTGGGCGGCCGATTGCGTTCGTGCCACTGTTGCCTGATCGAACGCACCCGCGACTTATTGAAGGCGAGTGGTGGATTGAGACGGACTTCGGCGACGGCAGTCGAGTCCCACTGCCATACGAAGACGTTTTTCACGTTCGCGGGCTGGCTACTGACGGTTTCTGGGGTTTATCGGCGGTTCAGGTGGCGAAAAACGTCATTGGCGGCGGTTTGGCCCTGAGAAAACACGGAAATAAGACGTTCAAAAACAGTGCTCGCCCTGGCATGGCGCTGACGATGGACGGCAAGGCGCCGCCGCCAGAAGTGCAAGCCGAGTTCCGCCGCCAACTAAACGCGATGCACTCTGGCTCCGAGAACGCCGGCAACTGGCTCCTGCTGTACGGCGGCGCCAAGGCTGAGCAGATGTCGATGAGTAACGCCGACGCTCAATGGCTGGAGGCGATGGACCTCGATCGAGAGTTCATTGCCGGACTGTTTGGCGTTCCTCCCTATCGCTTGGGCGCGATGAAGAACTCAGCGGTGCGAGCGAATGTCGAGCAGCAAAACACCGACTACCTCAACACGTCGCTTTCTCGTCACTTGAACAAAATTCGGGAGGAAGGCGAGCGTAAGCTATTCAACTACGGCGAGCGTCGCCTCCGTCGCGTCTATCTCAAGTGGGTGGTTGAGGCGTTCCTGCGCGGCGACCTGGCTGCCCGCGGGGCGTACTACGCCCAAGCCAAGACGGGCGAGTGGATGACGACGAACGAGATCCGCGAGCTTGAGGACATGAACCCGATCGCAGGTGGCGACGTGCTGAAGAACCCGGCGATTAACCCGGCGACTCCGAAGGCACCGGAGCCGCAGCGGCGCGAGGAGCCAAAGCCACCGGATGAATCTAAGCAAACCGCCCGCGCTCTCATCGAAGGGCAGGTCTCAGCGATGCTGGAGGTTGAGGCGTGTGCAGTCGAGCGTGGCATCCCATCGGCACGCAACGCGACGAAGTGGTCGGAGAATTACTACGAGCGATACAACGACATCGCGTCTAACTTCCTGACCGTCCCCTGCAAGGCCGCTGTAGCCCTTGGTTGCTCGCCGGCTGACTGGCGGGCAGTTGTGGCCCTGCACGCCCGCGACTCGCTTAACCGCTTCCTGGCGATGGCTGGGATTGCCACCAAGGAAAGTCTACCCGACATCGCTCGGGAGTTTGCGGCGTCGATTCGAGAACAGAAGCATGCCATGACGGCTGCGATTTTAGGAGACTGATTGTGAGCAACGAACTTTACATTTACGACATCATCGGCGCCGGCTTCTTTGAAGAAGGCGTGACGGCCAAGAGCGTTCGCGACGAACTGTCTAAGATGGACAAGTCGCAGCGTTTGACGGTCAGGATTAACAGTCCTGGCGGCAGTGTTTTTGACGGCGTTGCCATCAGGGCTCAGCTTGAGCAGTGGGAGGCTGGCGTCGACGTGAAGGTTGACGGCATCGCAGCGAGCTCGGCGTCTTACATTGCCACGGCCGGAGATACGGTCGCGATGGCTGAAGGCTCAATGCTGATGGTTCACGATCCGTGGACATTTGCCGTTGGAAACGCAGCGGAGATGCAGAAGGCTGCCATTACGCTCGACAAGATTGCCGACAGCATGGTTGGCGCTTACGCTAAGAAGTCCGGGAAGTCGAGCGAGGAAGTTCGGCAGACCATGAAAGACGAAACGTGGCTCAGCGCTGACGAAGCGATTGCTTACGGACTGGCCGACGAGAAAAGCAACGAGAAGGCCGCTGCGTTTGCGATCCCCCAAGCATTTGGATTCAAGCATCCGCCGAAAGATGCAGAGCCACCGAAGCCGCGGCACAAGAATGAACTGGCGGCGATGCGGCGTCGATTGGAGTTGATGTGATGCTTGGCCTCATCGTGGCGGTCTGCGGCTTCGCATGCTGGCCTATTGGGTATTCGATGTGTAATGAGCCCAACCACAATGATGCCAGGGACGATTACGTTATCTTTGGTACGATTGTGCAGGCCGTTGGAGCATTGTTGTTTTTGACAGGTTTGGCAATTAACGGATGGATTGAGTGAATAGATCACAAGAAATCTATTTGACACGCAACCACCGAGTTGCGTATATTTAACGCGTTCACATCAATTCAGTTCTCTCGCGGCGTCCCTCTGCCACACGGCAATGCCCGACGCGATGACGCATAGCCCACGGCTGCCAAAGAGCGGCACAGCTTGCTTGACAGTTTCACCACTGTCGGCAGGCTGTGCCGCTTTCTTTTTGTCCACAATTTCTAGCCATCACGTCCTGTCGACCCAACGACAAGGGCAAAGAGATGGCAATGAAGACTTCGGCCGATGTTCGGTCCGAGATTGACGAGTACAAAGCGAGCGCGCAGGCCATTCTGGATATGGCTGAAGCCGCTAACGACGGCGCCGGCCGTGAACTCAACGAAGGCGAAAAGCAATCGTTTAACGAGTTCACCGACAAGCTGAAGGCGTCGGAAGAAGAGCTGAAGAACACGCTGGAATTCGAGGCGCGGCGCCGCCAATTGGCGGAAGCGGCGGTTCGCGCTGCTCAGCCGGCGCCTTTCATTCCCGGCACGCAGGCCAAGCACGCCAGCGAGCGCATCAACGCTCAGCACCGGCTGGGGCCGATTCGCTCATTCAAGGGGCCGGAAGCCGCTAAGGACGCTTACGACTGCGGCATGTTCCTCCGCGTGCTCCTTGCCCGTGCTAACCGCACGAACGACGAAGAAGCGGAAGCCCGCATTGCGGCCCGCGGCTGGGATGTTCTCGCCGTCGCGACCGAAGCCAGCCCCAGCGGCGGCGGCTATCTCGTGCCGACGCCCATGTCGAACGCCATCATCGACGTTCGCGCTCTGGCTGGCGTTTCGCGTCAGTTGGCTCGCGTCATGCCGATGACCGCCGAGACGTTGACCGTACCACGCAAGACGGCTGGAACCACGGTTTACTACCCCGGCGAAAATGCTTCGACGACCGCCAGCGACCAGACTTGGGGTCAGATCCAACTGACGGCCAAGAAGCGGGCCATCCTGTCGAAGATTTCGCAGGAACTCCGCGACGACGCGATCATCGCCATTGTCGATGACCTCGTGTCGCAAATGGGCCTGGACTTTGCCATCAAGGAAGATGCCGAGTTCGTCCTGGGCGACGCGACTGCCACTTACGGCGGCGAGCGTGGCTTACTGACGATGCTCGGTTCGGCTGGTCTTGCCACGCCAAGCAACGGCACTGGCAAGTCGGTCTGGACCGGTCTCACGATGACCGAGTTCACGGCGACGATGGCCAAGCTCCCGTCTCGCTACCAAGGCCGCGGCACCGCGTGGCTTTGCTCCAGCGAGTTCTATTACGGCGTCATGTTGAACGTCCTAGCTGCGGCCGGCGGCAACACGATCTCGATGCTAGAGCAGGGCGGCGCCATGGTGCCGGCCTTCATGGGCAAGCGTGTCTTCCTGACCGACCAGATGCCGCGGACCACGGCTGTTAGCCAAGTCTCGGCTCTATACGGTTCGTTCTCAGACGCGGCCATGATCGGCGACCGCGGTGGCGTCACCATCAAGCAGAGCGAACACCTGAACTTTGATCAGGACGTGATCGCCGTCTTGGCAACCACTCGCTACGACATCAACGTCCACGATTCGGGCGACGCGTCGAATGCCGGTGCTTACGTCGGACTGAAGACCGCCGCTTCTTGATCCTGAACCCAACTAGGGTGCAGGGTTAATCTGGCCCTGCACCCGTTTCATAAAGGTGCAACTGCACATGATTCGCACGATTTCCAGCGACGTTCAGATTATGCCGGTCCTCACGGCACTGTCTGCGGACGCCGCAACCGACAGAACCTCGGAAGTCATCGACTGCGCCGGCTACAACCGGTGCTGCATCCTGTTTCATTGCGGGCCGCAGCATAACAGCTCGGTCTGCGACATCTTCCTCCAACACGCCGACGCTGCCAGCGACCAAACGACGCTGACCAGTGGCGCCGATGTGCTCGGTTCTTCACAGACCATCGCCGGAACGGACGATGGTAACGTGAAGTACATCGAGTTCATCCCGTCGAAGCGGTTTGCCCAATTGACAGTCAACAAGGACGGCACGAACGCGACCAACGAGTCGTGTATCGCGCTGCTCTACAACGCGGACGAGTCGCCTGTGACTCATGCGGCTGGCGGCACCGGCGCGGGCACGGGCACCGGCTCGGTTGCCGGCGAAGTTCTCGGCCTGTTGACCAGCGGCACCAAGTAGCAAAGGAGCGCCGGGGCGGGGTAACTCGCCCCGGCTTTCATCATGCAAGTTCGATTCACAGAGCGATATGGCGCGTGGTTCCCTGGCGCGGACCCTGTTTTGATGCCGGCCGACGCCGCTCGGCTGATTGAGATGGGCGTTTGCGTCCCATACGACGCACCTGCGGCTGTCGACGAGCCACCGACTCCAGTCGTCGAGGAGCCAACCGAATTAGAGGCGACTGATGAACCCGCAAACGACAGTGACAGCGAAGTCGAGCGACCTGCCAGTGACGCTGGAGGAAGCGAAGACGCACCTGCGGCTCCTGTCCGGCGATCTGGACACCGAGGTAAGCGCGCTGCTGGAGGCGGCGACTGAGTATTGCGAGTCTGTCTGCGGTCGTTCGCTGCGAGTGAGCCAAACGCTCACGCAAAGCTACGACGGCTGGCCGAGCAGTCGTGTGCGATTCGACCGCCAACCGGTGACGGCTGTTTCGCATGTGAAGTATTACGACGCCAACGACACGCTGCAGACGGTTAGCTCCACAAACTACCGGCTGCACTTGTCGAGCGAAGCTGCGGCTTACCTGGAGTTCGACCTGGACTTCTCGTTACCGACACTGAGCGTGCGAGACGATGCGGTGATTGTGACCTACACGGCAGGGTACGCGACGATTGCTGACGTTCCACAACGGGCGCGGCAGGCAATCAAGCTGCTGGTTGGTCATTGGTTCAGTCACGGCGAAGCAGTCAATCTCGGGAATATTACTACTGAGGTTCCGATGTCAACCGCCGCACTGCTCGGCACGCTGGACTGGGGCTGCTACCGATGAGAGCCAACACGATCCTGCACATTGAAGTTCCCGTCCCAGGAAACGAATTAGAGGGAACGCCAGTCGGAGGTTACGAGCCAACCGGACAGAAAGCCTGGTTTGAAATACGCCCCCTGTCGTCGAGAGAGTTAGTTATCGGCCAACAGATCCAATCGCTAGCGACCCATGAGCTGAAGTGCGTGTTCTTTGCCGGAGCCAACTCGGCCATGCGGCTGAAGAACGAGGCTGGCACGCGGGTGTTCAACGTCGACTCGGTGGTGAATGAGAACGAGGCGAATCGGTTTTT